TTGGATTGAAAAGTGCGTAATGTAAAAGGTAACTGATAATTGTAGTTGATTTACCAGACTGTCTAGGTAGTTTAAAGATACTAAACCTATTATCATGCATGGTAGAAATCATGTCTTGTTGAAAATCATACATCTCAAATGGGACAAGGCCCTCATCTAGTGAGACAATCTGCACATAATTCTTAATAAAATATAGAGGGTTTTCAGCACACTTATGATATTCTTTGATATCATCTTTTGTGAACTCAACAGCAGTATTTGCTTTCTTGAGATTAGGGTTACCCAAATATTGATTTTGGTCAGACATGCTATTTCTCTTTTAACATTTTCTGCAACTCAGCAGTACTCCCCACAAACAAAGCATTGGTTACATTTTTGGGTGCATTGTTTGGAACCTCTTTTAACCTTTTCATTTTTTCTTGAAGATCGCCAAGCTTTTCAGTAACCTCTGCGACCTGCTTGATAAGATTTCCAGCAACCTCATATGCTCTGGGGTGGTCTGATTCTTTTGCGAGTTCCAAAATTCCTTCCACTGCATCCGTTCCTCTTTCGACCAAATTGTAGAAGTTTTGTCGTTGGTATTCATAATCTCTCTCCACATGTTCAGTATTAGCGTCACCCCAATCTTCTTGAGATAGTGGCATCACTTCTTGTTTTTTATTGTCGGTTGAAACTTCTTCTACTATGCCTAATGCTTTATCAATTGTATTATTCATCTTCGCCTGTCACTGGGTTAAAGGTTTTCGCATCCGTAAAGAATGATGTAGTTTCGTTAAATCCAAAATCATCATCTGCATCAGCACCGGATGGGTTTGGTGTAACGGTAAATCTCTGTTCTCTCTTAGGTGACTTATCTGGAAGGTCTGTGAAAGAATCGACTTGAGCAGTTTTAATTATGTTACTGGAAGTAACAGGGCCATACAAGTAAAATTTACATGTAAAGTTCATCGTATATATTAATGCTCTTCGTTGTTCAAATTCACCTTCATAATTATCCTCATAGGATATACTATTTAAAATAATAGGTACATCTCTTTTAATACCCATATCAGCCATATCGTTTATTGTAATTGTATAATCTGGTTGGAAGTATGGCAAAATCTGTTCGACAATTTGCAGTGCATCATCTGATTGTTTTGCTAATACATATAAAACAATTTCCAAGTTATACGGAACCGGCATAAACTGGGTATCTAACTGTCTACTCGTATCACCTTTTACTTTTTTAAACTTTTGCACCCGACTTAATTTCCGAGCTGCATCGTATGATAGATTTTGAATCTCAAAACCAATTCTAGGAAGCGTAATTGCAACTTTACTTGACAAATCAGCATCTGCTCTGAGGCGAACTAAAAACTTCTCTTTAGGTCCATAGGCAAGAGGAACTTTCATAGATTGAACGATATTTCCCGAACTATCTTTTCGTATTAATTGAACATTATTAAATGTTGTACCGAACCCTACGATTATCTTTCGGATTGTCTCATGGTAAAACTGTTGTCCTAACATTATGAACTGCCTCCTACATCACCAAATGGATTTAATTCTGTGAAATCTAGCACAGAATTATCAGCGTCATCAAATAATTCATTCATCGCTGAAGTATCCACATTACCATCATCTGATGTGCTTCCATCACCTATTATATAGTCTTCTTGTAACAAGAAGTCACTATCTTCACCAAGAAGAACACCAGCGGATGTTGTCATATCACTAGTTTCTAGTGCGAAAACTTCATCATTTGCATCGTCCTCATGTATAAGTCTTCCAAATTCATTTTCCAACAGTAATGCATCAATAGTTGCAGAATCCTGTTCCATTGTAAACTGTAATGCAAGAGTATCAGTTGATAGACTATCTTCAATCGCATCAATAGCAGAAACATCTGTATCCAATACTTCAGAACTATATTCAAACAATCTACATCGCAATTTGTATACTGGATTATTATCCAGCTGGAAATATGGTTCGTCATGATCAACAAAATTTATCTGAAACAATTTTGATAGGATAGGATGAAAAATCAAATCACCCTCTAATGGTCTATCTGAATTTGTAGATGTTGCCTCTGAAATTAAATAACCACTTTCAAAGGAGGCCGAAGCTTCAACTGTTCCGCTATCAAGCGTACCATCCTCTAACAAAATAGACCCACCAAGAGTATCAGTTCCAGACTCTATGGTAATCTGTTTTGTGAGGTCTTGAAATCTTTTCTTTGCAACAACAAATGTAGCTTCACTTAAATTCTGTAAACCAAACTGTCCCATCAATTCTTGTTCACCAGCAAAACCACCCCCACTGTCCTCCATATACATTTCTATTTTAGCTTGCGTGGTAAATTTTGATAGACTATCTGTTCCAAGAATTGAATCTTCATTGACAAGAGTTCTATCTAGATAATGAACATCATGTCCATATATTTGAATAGACTCTACAACTAAATCTCTATATAAATTCTGTTCAGTTGCTATTGCTGCAACATTACTGGTGTGAAATATTGAATTTACTGCCATGATTTATCCTATCATATAATTTACTGGCAATTCAAAAGCTAACTGTATCTGTTCCTCTAGTTTAGTTATTTCTTCATTTGCTTGAGTGAATAAAGTTTCACCATTCATAGTTACACCACCCAACATTGCTACACCACTAAACTTACTAAGGTTTGCACCCCATTGCCTTTTGAGCAATGCCGTGGCATATCTTTTCAAATAGATATCATCAAATATATCTGTGTATGTGGTAGGATCAAGTTTTCTATAACACTCTATTACCAAATAATCCTCGTCAGCATTAAAGTCATTTTCCCAATCAGCATCTATGTATAAACGGTTTTGGTGTTGATTGAATCTAATTGGTGTTTCACCAACCAAAATATGTTCTAGGAAATCTAAATGATTCATTGTCATTTCATAATGAAGTACGGATTGAGATGAAAAATCATATAAATCATTTAACCTCAATTGATATCGTACATCAAACATACTAGAACGAGCAGAGGTATCACTAAATGGAAAAACTTTTACAACTGACAATACAGCGTCTGGAACCGGAATCCAATTCTTACCTTCTAACCAATCAGCAGTTAGGGCGCTGTCAATTTTGTCTGTGGCTGTAGTAGTCGTATTTGATCTAGCTCTAGTAACATCAGCTGATGTGATTAAATGTTTTAGATACATTTTTTCTATACCATCATAATGATATTGTGAAAAATACTGTAACGCTTCATCTATACGATCATCTGCTTGATCATCAGAGATATTAATATCAATGACTCCAAAACCTAGAGCCCTCAAACAATAACTTTTAAATGTAGCTTTTGTTGTTGGTATAGCCATTACTTGTCTACCAATTGTTGTAAGAGATTTTTAATTTCATGCATCTCCGATTTTAAAGTATTTATCTCTCTGGTTGCGTTTCTAATTATATCTCTCTGTTCTTCTTCTTCTAATAGTTTTCTCTTTGCATTTTCTGACCTTTTCTTAGCCAGTTCATATGCACCTTTATTACGATTGATTATGGCGTGAGAATTCATATCTCTCACTAAATCTGTTTCTCCTTCAACCTTTCTGTGATTGTCACTCATTATGTTGCCAATGCTATTGCTCTTAAATCTTTAATTCTTGGTGGTTGAGACATATTAGTTCCTTGCATTACAATCTTAATAGAGAACGAAATAAATTCCTCTAATTCAGTTCCAATACCGTCATCAGTAACACCAGCACTAAACACATACTCTTGGAAGTCATCTCTATCCAAAGATGGATTAACAAATTCATCTGCACTACCATCAGTATTGAAAAACTCATAATCCAAGTCATCAAAGTCAACCGAGTCTTGAGCGCCCAATGTCTTAAAGAGAACCTTGATTTCAGATGTTGCTGGCCTATGAGAAGTCAAAAGAACTTTAATCGCAGTTGCTGGATTTTCTAATATGACTTTTTTGGTTATATAGATTGCAGCATTATTATCCCCTTCTGGTTCTGTCGATGCAACAAATGTCAGATTTGATGCAAGATCAGATGAAGAGTCAATATTATTAATTCTGTTCGCAACTGAAACCCAAGAGCTTCTTTTTAGGTCAATAACGGGAGACAGGTTTGGTCTACTACTAGATAATGTCAAATCTGTTTGATAAGATTTAACACCACTCATTTCATTTGTTTCATTTATCTCTGATGCAATCATAAATGTATCATCAAATTCTGTATTATCATTTATTGCAATACCTAATGCATTTGCAGCACTGGTTTTAGTAAATGAAGTTTCAGTACCAGAAACACTAGTAGCACTTGTTGCTCTGATAGTGCCTACAATTTGAGTATCTTCTGGCTCCAGTGTGCTTATTTGCGTAAATCCAGTATTGATAATATGATTTTCTGTTGCAGTTACAGATGAACCACCATTTTCAGCACTGGAACCAGAACCACCATCAAATGCTGGGCTACTTGTAAGAGTGACACTATATGAATCCAAATCAATGTTTGCGATTGATGTGTGTGTCTTATTTATTTGTGATAATGGAACTTTATGTAGTTGGAAAAACTCTACTGTTGCACCAGCTGAATGTGCAGCAGCAGTTGTTCCTTCTTGAGCCCTAACCAAACTAGTCACAGA